ATGCAGGACATCCAGAATTCTCTGGGTGCTCTCGGTAGGACTCCGGTCCAACCCGAGTGGGTTTCTGTTACCGCAAGAGCGGTCAACGTTCAGCAATTCAAAGATCGTGACCCGTCTCACACCGTTTGGTTCACACGCGACCACCTTGAACAGTGGCGTGTGCGAATCTCGGCTAGAGCGGATCTCGAATCTGAGAATGTCTGGCTGTTGAACAGGCTGGGTTTGCTAAACCTGCCTGGCGTGGCCTGGGACCTAGTCCCATGGTCATTCGTTGCGAACATGTTCGGGAATTTCGGCCAAATGATCAACTCTCTGAGTGATCACGTTGGCGTGAGTCTCGGAAATGCGAGCACGACAACCAGTCTCTATGCGGAGATTGGGCAACTCGCTCATGGCAATCCGGCCTATGGTATCGCCCACATGCAGGCGTGGAACCAGCAATTCGCTCGGTATAAGCGGCGTACTCTTGGGGTTCCAACTCCCAAGTTTATGTTTCGCGTACCCGAGCTTAATTTTGAATTGCTGGCCATTACTGCGTCGTTGGTGGTCCAAAGGATTGGAAAGCTGGAGCGTTTACTCCGGCCGCTGAAACAGGCCTTTAGGGACAGAGATATCCCGACCGTCTGAATTTGCGTGCCACAACTCAACCTTGTTCTTCAAAAGGACACTTTCACAAATGCCTCAAGCAATCGACCTCGTGCTGGCCAATGGCGCCGGAACTCCCGTCAACAAAACGTTCACCCTGTATGCCCCGTCAGCCGGCGACTCGTCGCTGGCCTTGTGGAAACTGCAGGAAGGAACGATTTCGGCGGTGTTCCCCAGCATCACAGCACTCGCCCGGCCAACCGGGAACAAGTCGCGGAAAACGCAGGGGAAGTTTCGGCTTCCTTCGTCTTACACGGATTCGGTGACCGGCCTCACAAAGGTCGGTTCCGCATTCGAGTTTGACTTCTCTGCATCCGTCCCGGACGACTTCCCGGAGGCGCTGAAGAATGACGCGGTCGCGTTCTCCAAGAACCTGATCGCGCATGCGCTCATCCAAGCGATGATGCGCAACGGCGTCGCTGCGACTTAACCCGTCGGAGCACCGGAACATGGAACACCAAGTGTTCGATGTGATCCTCGGCCTAGCCGAGGACGTGGGCACTCCAAGAGCGGTGTCGGTAGCAATACTGATCCGTTATGGAGAGTGGGCGGAGCTTCAAAAGCTTCGAGCGGTTTGGGCTCACTATGACTCGTCCGAGTCATACTGGCAGGATAACCTCCTCACGGAGCTCCTGCGTAAGTGTGATTTGCCAACGAGCGTAGATCGAGAACAGGCGGCGATAGATACCTTTCTTGCTTGTGAGAGAGAGAACTGTCGCTCAAATGCCCGACTGTCCCGTTTCTGTCCCGAAACCCTCTACCTAGAGGACGGTGACGAAGCCGTATATGACTTCATCTGTCATGTGCGTAAAGAGGTTCAGTCAGTCATGGGTAACCTGCCAGACCACCTTGTCCCGAGGTTTGGGCAAGGCGCCACGTATGCCGACACGGGGTTCTTAGTAACAACTCCGGACAAGATGTCCAGCCGACCTACGGTTTACTCTTCCACACGAGACTTGCTCCCGCAATGGGACCTGACTCTATGGGCAAAGTCTCTCAAGGAGGCTTACCCATGGAAGAGCGATCCGTTAACGGTACGCGGGAATATCTTCTTCACAGTCCCGAAGGACGGAACAAAATTCCGCGGGTGTGGGAAGGAGGCGTCAATACCCGTAGGGTATCAACTTGACGTCGGTCGGCTCCTCAAGAGTCGGCTTCCTCGTATCGGGATCGACCTGTACGGAGGCAAGGCCACGCATAACCTTCTCGCGAGAGAGGCTAGTGTGACCGGGGCCTACGGGACGGTCGATATGAGCAATGCGTCCGACACTCTTTGCAGGGTGTTGGTGAAACTGGTCGTTCGAGACGACTGGTTTCTATTGCTCGACTCCTTACGTGCGAGACATACGAGAGTGAATGGCAAATGGTTCAAGTTGGAGAAGTTTTCCTCAATGGGAAATGGCTTCACATTTGAGCTTGAGACAATCATTTTCGCGTGCATTGCGCGCACGCTAGTTCGCCTTTCTGGGGGTGACCCTGGTTTGGTGAAGTGCTATGGGGACGACCTCATAGTACCGGCTGACAACGTACCTTCGTTGTTATCTGCCCTGGCGTGGTTCGGCTT